AGGGAAAATATCCCATTTCAAAAAGCTATTATAAGTTGGTGGACAGATAGATTTGAAGAATCTAAAAAACTCACCCTTAATCTTTTTACTTCCCCAGAAACCCCAGAACATTATTTACAAATTTTAAGAAATAATCTTGTAAATTTATGGTTTACTGAAAAAGAGGTACAAGATATTGAAAGTAAAAAATATGCTCTTAAAAATGGAACTTTAGATATTGTTTTACAAGGTCAATACAATGATTATGTAGATGAATTAGCATTTCATTATTTAAATCTTCCATTTGTTAATAATATCATAATTTCTTATTGGCAGGGAGATAATAAACATGAAATAATTCATCCAAGAATTAAATATGTTAAATCCCCACTTCCAAATGATTATGGAACTGGAAATAGAAATCTTCAAATAGTATCTTCTTTAGCTGGTTTAAAAGCTGTAGAAACAGAATTTGCTATTAAAATGAGAAATGATCAAAAGTTTACATTTAATAGTATGATGAAAATGTATAATTTTTATCAAGAAAATAAAGAAAGAGTTATTTCATTTGAAAATGATAATTCAAAACCAAAAAATAGAATATGTGTTACTGGTAACTTTACTCCATTTCCTTTCCACCCAAGAGACCATGTGTTCTTTGGAAATACAGAAGATTTAATTGATTTATTTAACATCCCATTAGATACCCCAAGTATCCAAAGTAAAATTAATATTAAAAAAGAAGAATTAGACCAATACTATGATTGTTACATCCGCTCAGAATCTTATATAGGAAGCCATTATTGCTCTAATTTTGACACAACTATTAAAAAATGGTTACTCACCCCAGAAAAATATTTATACGACAATGCTCCAAACTATAGTGAAGCTAAATCTTTAAGTGATAAATTAACTCCTCAAATATTTAAATCATTTCCAAAAGAAGGTATTGATTTAGAATGGCCAAAATATGGATGGAATACTTACCCATATAAAATGCAACAAGATGTATTTGGTGAATATTGGCACGAAGATGGAGTATAAATTATAAAATAACCATATTTATAATATATGGCACAAACCTTATCAACTTCTGGAATAACTAATGGACAAGATGTTCAGGCATGGCACGTTACTCAATCTATAGATGCTTTTACAAAAGTAAGTTCTTTTGATATTACAGTATCTGGTTCATTTACATTAACTGGTAGTTTAAAAGTTAGTGGAAGTGTTTTAGGTAGAACATCTGAATCTGCTTCAATTGCTATAACATCTTCTTTTACCAATCAAGTTAATGTTGCTAATTCATCCTCATTTGCAGGATATAATTCTGGAGATTTATTAACTTTACAATTATATGCTCCTCAAATTGCTACTTTAGCAGCAAGTACTACATATTTTATGGGAACAGGAACTAGTCTTATGACTGCTAATAGAACAGGAATAGTTATTCCTATAAATGCGGTTATAGTTAAAGCAGTTATTACTTCTACAATAAAAGGATCTCTTACAGGCATGACATCAGTACCATCTATTATGAAAAATAATAGTTCTATTGCTTCTCTTGAAAGTTTAAGATATATTAATTCTATAAATCATGTATTATCTAATATTAATCAAGAAGTATCAGCAGGAGATATATTAAGTATTCGTATAGTAACTGATTCGGGACCAACCCCAACTAACGTTACTCACAAAATGATTTTAACTTTAAAACCTATTTAATGGCATCTACCTTATCAAATAGTGGAATATCTTCGGGTAGCATGGTTGAAACAACTCATATTACTCAAATAGTTAATGCCTTTACAGGCACACAAGCATATGATATTACTTTATCGGGTTCATTAATAGTAACGGGTAGTGTAATTTTAGATACTACTATTAATAAAAACTTTTTTGGTACTGCATCTTTTGTAACAACATCATCATTTTCTCTTTCGGCAAGTAATGTATCATATGCTCATACAACTTCGTTTGCAAATAATGATACTACCTTTTTAGAATTATATCATCCTTCAACCACATTTAATTCTTCATCTACTTTTTATTTCGCTGATGGAGATCCAGCTATAGGTTCTCCTGAAGGTATAGGAACTATTTTGCCATTTAATGGACTAATAGTTAGTGCTAGTGCTACTTCAATTGTAAATGGATCTACAGGAACTTATCAATCTAGTCTTTTTTTAATTTCAGGAAGTATTCAAGTTCAAATTGGAGATTTAACATATACTGCTAAAAACCAATCAATAAGAGGAGCAATTAATCTCCCATTTACTTCAGGAAGTAGAATATATTGTAGACTTACTACTGATAATGGTACTACTCCAACAGATGTTATACATAACGTGATTTTATATATTAAACATAATGGCTAATACATTATCTAAAACAGGTATCCAAATTAATAATGTCATTAAACCGTGGCATGTTACTCAATCTATAAATGCTTTTACAGGAGTATCAGCATATGATATTACTTTATCTGGTTCTTTAGATATAAATGGCCCTTTAAATTTAGATTCTCCTGTAACAGGAAATTTAATTACGAGTGCTTCTTATGCTATTACATCCTCATTTGCTTTAACTGCTATTTCTGCAAGTAATGTAAATTATGCTTTAACATCATCTGATAGTACTTTTTTTCAATTACATCATGGGTTATTTCCAAATCCCACTCAAAATACAATATATTATTTTGCCCTTGAACCATTATCTGGATCAGGAATAACTTTAACTACAGATTCAGCTAAAACAGGAATATACTCCCCTAAAACAGGAATTACTTTTACTAAATGTTCTATTACTACAACAGTACAAGGAACAGCTGGATCATCAGAAGCATCAGCTTATACTTTATTTATAGGAGGATCAAGTGTATCTTTACCTAGTTTAACTCATAACCAACCTGTTTCTTCTAGTACTAGTAATATTAGTATTTCTTTAAGTACTCTTGATTCAAGAATTTATGTTGTTTGGAGAACTCCAACAACATGGACAACTGCACCAACAGATGTTTCTCATAATATAGTTTTATATGGAACTCGAGGAACAGCCAATATATAATATTTTATAAACAAACAATTAAATTATGTCAATCGTTTCAGAAAAAAAGTTTTTAACAGAAGAAGAATTAACAACTTTAAAAGAAATTCAATCAAACACTCGTGCTCTTATCTCTGAGTTAGGTGAAATTGAATTAATTAAAATTCAATTAGAAAATCGTTACAATACTGCAAAACAGTTTTTAGATGATTTATCTATTAAAGAACAAGAATTTACCCAATCTATATTTAAAACATATGGTCGAGTTAACATTACCCCAGAAGACGGTGAAATTACTCCATTAGATTAATCTAGATCAAAATACACCATATTTATAATAAAATAATTTATTTACAATGGCAGAAACAATTGTATCACCTGGTGTATTAGCAATAGAGAACGACCAATCATTTATCACTCAAGGACCTGTTACAGCAGGTGCCGCTATTGTAGGACCAACAGTTAAAGGTAAAGTAGGAATCCCTACTCTAGTAACTTCATACAGTGATTATTTAAATAAGTTTGGTTCTACTTTTATTAGTGGAAGTAATACATATACTTATTTCACTTCAATTTCAGCGTACAACTATTTTAATAATGGCGGTACTAGTTTATTGGTTACTCGTGTTGTAAGTGGATCATTCACCCCTGCAACTTCATCTGTAATTCCTACTTCAACAGCAGCTACTTCAGCATCAGCAAATATAAATTTAACATTTATTTCTGCTAGTGTAGCAGCAGTAGGATCAGGATCTTTTAATTTGAACGGAATTACTTTATTTTATTCTAGCTCTGCACCCGCAAATACTGCTAATACAATATATTTAAATACTGCTTCATTTGCTGGACCAACAGTAGCCCACTATGTTGCTACTTCTTCCCAATATATTAATTTTAGTAGCTCAGCTACTTTATATAGTTCATCTTTACAATATATCAGTGCAAGTATAAATTCACCAAATTTAACTTTAACTTCTACTGGCTCTAATGGATTATTAGGAAATTCTTATTACTACACTTCAGGAAGCAAAGTAGTAAGTTTTTCTGGAGGCACAAACACAGAAGCATTTATTTTAGAAACTTTATCTGAAGGTGAACTAATGAATAGTACTGGACCTTCAGGTTCTTCAGGTACTTTATTAAGTGGATCTTCTGAAAATATTAGATGGCAAATTACTAATACCAATACTAACAATGGTACATTTACTTTAGTAATTCGTCAGGGTAATGATTCAATAATTACACCATCCATTTTAGAAACTTGGACAAACTTATCATTAGATCCATTTGCTCCAAACTATATTGAAAAAGTAATAGGTAATCAAGTTGAAACTGTTCAATTTGATTCTTCAACTGGTGAATATTACGTTGAATTAGTGGGGAATTATCCTAATAGATCACGTTATGTACGTGTTAAACAAGTATTAGTAACTACACCAAACTATTTAGATAATCTAGGAATCCCTAAACCAGAATATACTGGATCAATTTGTTGGTTTTCTAGTGGATCCTTTGGGGCCGCAACTGGAAAAAATACTCCTACAGGAATTGCTGGCGGATACTATGAAAATATTTCTAATAATAATATTCAAGGACTCTCAGCAAATGCTTATACTCAATCTATTTCTTTATTAGCTAATCAAGATGCGTATAATTATAATGTATTAACGGCACCTGGTTTAATAGCAGATTCTGTAAATTATCCTTCTCATATTTCTGTAATTAATAGTATTATTTCAACTGTTCAAAATAGAGGAGATGCTATGACAGTATTTGATTTAGTAGGATATGGTGCAAATGTTCTTGAAGTAACATCAAATGCTTCTGGGTATGATACTTCATATGCTGCTACTTATTGGCCTTGGGTTAAAACTGTTGATCCAAATACAGGAACTCAAGTTTGGGTACCTGCTACTACTATGATTCCTAGTGTATATGCATTCAATGATAGTATTGCTGAACCTTGGTTTGCTCCTGCTGGTATTAACCGTGGAGTATTAACTAATGTTATTCAAGCAGAACGTTCATTGACTCAAGGAAACAGAGATTTACTTTACGAAAGTAATGTTAACTCAATTGCTACTTTCCCTAATACAGGTGTGGTAGTATTTGGACAAAAAACTTTACAGAAAAAACCTAGTGCTCTTGATCGTGTAAATGTACGTCGTTTATTAATTGAGCTTAAAAATTATATTTCTCAAGTAGCAGATACTTTAGTATTTGAACAAAATAATGTAATTACTCGAAATAATTTCTTATCTCAAGTTAATCCATATTTAGCTTCTGTACAACAAAGACAAGGTTTAACAGCATTTAGAGTAGTAATGGATGAATCTAATAACCCACCATCAGTAGTAGATCAAAACCAATTAGTAGGTCAAATTTATTTACAACCTACAAGAACAGCTGAATTCATTATATTAGATTTCAATGTATTACCTACTGGTGCAACGTTTCCTGCTTAATAACATATTTTAAGGAAATTTTAGATATTTATAATAAAAAAATACAATGGCAAATTTCACAGTTTCCCCTGGAGTAGCAATTAGCGAAATAGACAACACATTTTTGGCTGGATTACCAATCCCTCCTGGAGCCGCAATTATCGGCCCAACAGTAAAAGGACCAGTTGAAGTACCAACTTTGGTTACTTCATATACTGATTTTACAACATTGTTTGGAGATACTTTTATTAGTGGAGGTAATTCATACTCATATTTAACTTCACAAGCTGCTTTTAATTACTTTAATTACGGTGGAACAGCATTGTGGGTAGCAAGAGTAGCTAGTGGATCTTTCACCCCAGCAACCAGCACTACTATTTCAAATAATGTAACTTCAGTACCTGGAGTAGTTTCTTCAGCATCATTTAATGCTTCTTCCTTCTTTACAGGATCTGCTACCGGATCTTGGTCTGGTATGAGAATTGAACTCCCAGGAGTAAATGATTATTATGTTGTTCCTAATAATGCATCATATAGTTATTTTAACAATTTAATAGACACATATTATTCTTCTAGTGGTGCTTCAACAAACAGTAACACTGATAACTATATGGCTGTTGTAGTATCAACTATCAATAATACTAATACAGAATTTGATAATATAGGATTAACAGCCTCATATGATTCAGGAACTGATATTTTTACCCTTTCTGCTATTAATTCAGGAACTTCTTTAAATGGAGTAAAAATTTATAAAGATGCATATGCTGGAGGTGTTGGTACTTTAGTAGCTACATTAGCTGGTGGTACTGCAAACGTAACAGCAAACGCATTTACTCTTGAAACCTTATCTGAAGGTGTTATCATGAATAACTCAGGTTCTCAAGTTTCAGGTGCTTTAGCTTCAGGAAGTATATCTAATGTAAGATTTGAAATTACTAACCCGAATACAGGTTCAGGTACATTTAATTTAGTAATTCGTCGTGGAGATGATACTACAGCTAATAAAATTGTATTAGAAACATGGAATGGTTTAACATTAGATCCAAATCATTCACGTTTTATTTCTAAAGTAATAGGTAATCAATTATTATCTTATAACTCTTCAACTAATCAAATAGATGTAACAGGTGATTATCCAAATAATTCACGTTATGTTCGTATAAAAGAAGTTAATTCATTAACTCCAAATTATTTAAACCCAAATGGTATTGCTCAAACTCAATACACTGGATCTATTCCTGCTGCCCAAAGTGGTTCATTTACTGGTGCTACAGGTACTGTAAATGCTACTATTAATTTGAATGAAAGTATTTCTCAAACAAATACTCAAGGGTTAGCAGCAAGTGATTATAACAATATGATTGCACTTTTGAGTAATGCTGATTTCTATCAATATAACGTAATATTTACTCCTGGATTAATAGCTTCAGTTCATACTTCTCAAGTAAATAGCTTAATTGCTAGCTCACAAAACCGCGGAGATTGTCTCTATGTCCCAGATATGGTTGAATATTCAGGTAATGTTTCTAGTGCAGTAAATGCTGCTCAATCATTTGATAATTCATATGCTGCAACATACTGGCCTTGGGTTCGTTTAGCAGATGCTGCTACTGGAAAATTAGTTTGGGCTCCAGCTTCAACAGTAATTCCAGGTGTATATGCTCATAATGATAGAGTATCTGCTCCATGGTTTGCACCAGCAGGTATTAATCGTGGTGGTTTAGGTACTGTATCATATGCTCAATACAAATTAACACAAGCAGAAAGAGATACATTATATGCAAATAATATTAATCCAATTGCAACTCTTCCTAAACAAGGTGTAGTAGTATTTGGTCAGAAAACATTACAAAAAGCTCAATCTGCTCTTGATCGTGTAAATGTACGTCGTTTGATGATTGAATTAAAAGGATATATTCGTCAAATTGCTGATACTATTGTATTTGAACAAAATACTATTACAACAAGAAACGTATTCCTTTCTAAAGTTACTCCATATTTAGAAAATATCCAACAAAAACAAGGATTGTATGCGTTTAAAGTTGTAATGGACGAATCTAATAACGGACCAGCAGTAATTGACCAAAACCAATTAATCGGCCAAATTTATATTCAACCTACACGCACAGCTGAATTTATTTCCCTAGATTTTATCTTACTACCAACAGGAGCTGAATTCCCGGGATAAAAAAATAAAACTTGAATATTTATAATAGAATTAAAATATAAAACAAATGGCAATTTTAAATCCAAACGAAATCTTTTATACAGCGTTTGAACCTAAACAAACAAACCGATTTATCCTTTATATGGATGGTGTTCCATCATATTTGGTAAAAGGAGTAGGAGCAGTGTCTTTAACACAAACA